GGCATTGGCGGCAAAGAGAATGCTGAGTGGGTCAATTTCATTTCACCGTTAAACAGTACGCTGCCACATATAGACAACAATATAGGGCGGCAAGTTTGCATTTGTTGGGCTTGCACCTTCTGTACTATTGGTTGTTGTTATGACCGCAAAACTTGTATTGGTTGATGAATCGGGGCTACCAAAACGAGCTACATTAACACCGGGGCCAGCACCATAAGTACCAGCGTTGAATATACCAAAAGTATGTGTGTGCCCTGAATCTGTTGATGTTGCTGTGTGGGTATGAGATGGTAAAGTTGCATCTGCGCTGCCACCCGTAGTACCCGCAAGGTATGAGGCATTGCCAGAACCCATCATTACCCGACCAGCGCCAAACTGCGCCCAAGTACCAAAACCTAAAGATGTCCCGGGGTTGGTAGCAGATGTACTGGAGTAAAGAGCGCCAACGGGGAACAATAAATTGCCGACCAATACAGTCAGTGCTGCCGCTGTTGTTCCGCCCGTACCACCGTTGGCAACAGGCAGGGTTCCCGTAACGTCAGTAGTCAATACAGCCTGAGCAAATGAGGTGTTTGTACCGTCTGACCTAAGCAGTCGGTTGTTTGTTTGGGCTGGAGCCAGCGCATTGAACGCCGCATTTGCTGTGATCTGACCTGTACCGCCGTTGGCAATAGCAAGTGTGCCGGTTAAGTTTTGAGCTTGGACATCAAAGAAGTTTGTCCCATCTGACCAAACCATGACCTTATTGCCAGTCGCAATAGCAATCCCAGTACCGGCAGCGGTTGTGTTGCCAATGACCGTAGAGTTGTAGATGGTGATTGTGAAGCTGCTGTTGTTCCAAATGATGTACTGCTTAGATACAGGCGGGGCGTAAATGGCAGAGGCCGCAGCCGCGCTGTTGAGCTTCAAAATGGCGTAGATAGACTGGTTCAGTGCCGCAGTGGATGTTGGCCCGTTTACATAAGTCAGCGCTTGGTTTGTTGAGGTAATTGTTACCGTGTTAATACCGGCAATAGCAGTATCAAAAATATAGGCAGAGTTGTTGTTGGTAGTGGTTCCCCATGTACCGGCTTGGTCGCCAGAGCCAATAAGCTCGACCCGAAGACTGCTGGAATATGTACTGCTCATGGTGTTTCTCCTTGTGAGGGATTATCCACTGTTTGCTGGGTTTTGGCTTCCTTTTGGATAGCCTCTATGACCTGAAAGACTTCGGTGTATGGGCGTGTTCCAAGGTATTGCAGAATGGCGTTTACCAAGTTGGTTGAGAGTTTGATGTCGTTCATGGTTATGCTCCTTGTCGTGCGGCTTGCTCTGCATCTAATTCAGCCTCACGCTCTGCCGCAGATTTGACTGGAGCGGCATTGACAATGTCTTCTTTTGTGCCAGAAATAGTGCCACCAGTAGCAGTAATACGCTCTACTTCTGATGCCACAATTTCCTCAATTGCAATACGGCAACGATTGTGGACTGCATTTTGAATCCAGTCATTTTGTGATAACGCAACAACACCAAGGGCTTTGTCTTCTGCGTCTGATAGAGTGATTGTGTAAGTAGCCATTTTTTACCTTTCTGATTAACCTAATAAATATCCGCTGAAAAAACAATGTCCTTGATAAATTCGTAAAGTGGTAGACCTTGCGGCAACACCAACAGTATCATTGGCGGCAAGGTTTAAAATAACACTTGCTGATATTGAAATAGTTCCACCAGTTGAATTTGGGGTGGCATTTACAAGACCATACACATCACCGCTTGTAAATGAAACAAAAGAGCCGTTAATGCGAATGGCTGGACTCATCGCCTGAGTACTGCTTCCAGAATTGCTCAAGTAAAGGGTATACGAAAACATATAACGACCAGCAATAGGGGCAGTAAACAGTGATGTGCCAGTGCTGAAATTTGTTCCTGTGTTAAACGCACCTGTTGCAGTAACAGTATTAAATGGGACAATAGAATTTGCAGTTACATTGGCATCAGATGTTGATGCAATACCAGCCATAAAGCCGGGCTGTGAAGTTACTGTCAATCTACCGCCTGAGTCAATACGCGTACGTTCTGCGCCATTTGTGTAAGAAATTATGTTTGCGGCTTCTCTATTTTCAATAATTAAATCAGAGCCCAACTGCGATATTTCACCACCATCTGCCGCTGTCACTCCAGTTGTAGGATTTGTTAATCTAAGGTTAGGTCTAGAACCATTTATGACAAGCGCAGTTCCGCTATTTGTAAGTGGCGAAGCAGTACCAATCCCCACATTACCAGAGGAGTCGATACGCATACGTTCTGTACCCGCAATTCGCACCCCCCAAACAGAACCTCCAGTAAACAAAGGTTGGTAAGAGGCGCTACCAGTTGGGTCTGTTCCATCTATATATACACCAGATGAATCAGATGAAAAACGTGCACCAATAGTTGTGCCAGCAATCATTGCCGCATTTGTTGCATCTAATGTTTTAACATTTAATTTTGCAACAGGAGTTACAGTGCCAATACCCAAGTTACCAGAACTATCAATCCGCATAGACTCAACACCGCCCTCAGCAAAAGCAATGGTGTCAGCGGCAGGGAAGAAGATACCTGTGTTTGCATCTGTTCCCCTGATAGCAGGGGTTGCGGCACTACCATCAACATCGGATAGGCCGTCTGTGCCGGAGAGAATTAAACTCATGTTGTCACCTTTGGATATTTTGTTTTGACTGCTTGAACTTTTGCAAGCATCTCAGCGGCGGCATCTCCGCCCTTCCACAACGCATCAAGTTGGTCACCTATGGGTGGGTACTCAACCAAACGCTTTTCTTTGTAAGCGTTAGCATCAATGTAAGCCTGTACCGCAAATTTATCGTATACAACTTCATTGCCTTCTTCATCATAAGCAACATCGCCACGAATAGTTACCACGGATGAATTAAGAGCATAAATAGCTTGTTGGTTTTTCATGCCGCAATCTCCATAAGAGTTATTCCATTACCAGCGTAATTAATGTTGTAATAAGCAGTTCCAGCGCCCGCACCATTGTTTACAGCCCTAAAGTTAATTGTATAAGTTGTAGAACTTGTTGTTGCTGGAGAATCTAAAACAATCATTGTTCCTGTTACCCATTGAAACCCAGAACCCGATGAATTTTCATAGTAAGCAAAACCATTAGTTGAGCCATTTGCAAGATTTGTACTTCCTCTAAAAATTGTGGTTAAGCATCCTGTTCCGCCTGTAAGAGTTTGTGTCATAGCTCCGCTTGCAACTACTAATATTTTGCTTGTTGAGCTAGTTGGTGTAATTGACAACGAAAAACCAGTAGAAGAAAAAGTTGTGCTACTTGTACTTATATCACTTCCTCCTTGATTGGCAGCTAAAGAAACCACTTGCAACACAGAACCTGATGGCATAGATGCCTTGGTAATACCTCTTGATGATGTTGCCAATGTTCCTGCTAATGTAGTGTTCTGTGAAGCATCTACAGTAACCGCCGTTGTCCCATTGGTTTGAAGCGCCAACACGCCGCTACTGTCAGAACTATATTTAAGCCCTGCTGAACCGCTTACTACGCCGTTGTCTGCGTTGATCGTGGTGGTCATGTTGTCACCCCGGGAAGAATAGACGGCGCTGGCGGGTTGGGATCTGTAAAAACGCCGTCAACGTACAACCAGCCAGCCACCGCCCAACTTTCTGGAATAGCTATCGAGCCTTCTTCAAAAGCAGGTGGCGTACCTATTGGCTGTTCTGCGTACTCCACAGCATTCAAAACAACACCGTCTTTTACAATTGCATATCGTTGCATGGTTGCCCCTTAATAGTACGCGGTCACAATAATTACGCCGGAACCACCAGCGCCACCAGTATTTCCGCTTGTTCCCGCCGCACCGGCAGTACCTGCCGCGCCAACTGCGTATGAATAAGATGCCGCAGGGGAGGAAATCAATGCTTCAATGTAGCCACCAGAAGCACCGCCCGCTGAAGTTGCACCGTTGCTTACACCAGCCGAGCCACCACCAGAACCCGTGTTAGCTACTGCGGCAGTGCCATTACCATTATTTCCGCCACCCCCCGCACCGCCAAATGGTGATACGCCACCCATATTGCCACCAACAAAGTTGGCTACGTTGGTAAAACCTGAATTAGTTGAACCTCCTGATACAGCCACGACAGTAGTGGCTGGGCTATTAACTGTTGCCGATCCTCCCGCTGGCCCCGCAATACCATAAGCACCGCCTATGCCACCTGTAGCAGTCAACAAAGAAGACCCAAAAGTTGTTGTGCCACCTGTCCCACCAGTCCCCGGCGTACCAGCAGTACCAGAGCCGCCACCGCCACCGCCGCCACCAACCATGCAAACCGTTACATATTTAGCGCCCGTTGGAGTTGTGTACGTTCCAGATCCACTTGTGTATCTTGTTATCGCGGGAGTTGGATTGCCAGTAGTAAGAGTTCCTGTAATAGTTACATTTCCTGCAAAAGTCACCGCTTGACCTGTACTTATCGTTACCGCAGTAGTAGGTGTAGCACCTGTCTGAATAACAAGCGCACCTGTTGTATCTGCCGTAACAGAATACGCTGTGGTTAATGTGGTTGATGACTTGATCGTACTCATATGATTACGTGCCTTTGTCCTGAAGCAATAGTGATCGTCACGCCGCTTGCAATTGTCAACGGGCCAACAGTGAACCCATTCTGTCCTGTGGCTATTGTTCCGCTTACTGTGGCGGTGTCTGCGTTAAGAAGCAC